GACAAGCAAGGATCGTCCGATGATCTCAACAAGATTATGCGACGTGTTTCGGTCTGTGAGCACTATGTGCGGATGGACTACAAGGGCGACGGCAAGCCCTGCCTCTACAAAGTCACCACGGCGGGCGACGAAAGCAAAATCCTCACCAAGCAAGGCGTCCCAGACATCGAAGAAGTCGATGTCATCCCGTTCGCCTGCATCACGCCGTACATAGTCACGCACCGGCTGTGCGGGCGCTCGGCTGCCGACCTCGTCATGGACATCCAGAAGATCAAGACCGCGCTGACCCGTGGCTTGCTGGATAATATCTATCTGACGCTAAACCCGCGCGTCGAGGTCGCGGAGAGCAACTCGAATGAGAACACGCTCGATGACCTGCTGATTTCTCGGCCAGGAGGCATTGTGCGGACCAAAACCCCCGGCGGGCTAAATCCTTTCGTCCATCCTGATATCACCGGCAGCATCTATCCCATGCTCCAGTACATGGACTCGACGCGAGAGTGGCGCACTGGCGTCACCCGCCAGGGGCAAGGCCTCGATGCCGACGCGCTCAACAACCAGACCGCCACCGCCGCGATGCAGTTCTACGACGTGGCGCAGGCCAGAATGAAACTCGTCGCCAGGATCTTCGCCGAGACCGGCATCGCCGACATGATGTGGCTGCTGCACCATACCATCCGCAAGAACGGCGATCAGCAGATGACGCTCAGGTTGCGCAACAAATGGGTCACGGTCGATCCGCGCACCTGGAAAGACCGCAACGACATGACGGTCAATGTCGGGCTGGGCCATGGCGGCAAGGCCGAGCAGATGCAGCAGCTGCTGGTCTTGATCAACGCCCAGCGCGAGGCCGCCGCCGGGCAACTCGGCCTCGTCAACCCGATCAATTTCTACAATTCGGCGCGCGACCTGGTGCGGCTCTTGGACAAGAAGGACGTGGATCGATATTTCGTGCAGCCGCAGCCCAATGCGCAGATGCCAGCGCCGCCCGATCCCAACCAAGGCAAGTTGCAGATCGAGCAGGCCAAGATGCAGGCCAAGCAGCAGTCGGACCAGGCCACACTCGCCGCCAAGCAGCAATCCGATCAACAAAAAGCAGCGGCTGACGCCGCTGTGGCGCAGATGAAAGCCTCCGTCGAGCAGCAGAAGGTGGCGATGACCGCGCAGGTGAAGCAGATGGAGGCCGCGCACAAGACGGCGATCGAGAAGCTGCAAGCCGAAGCCGACATCGCCGTCGGTCAGGCCAAGGCGGCGGCGCAGATGCAGATCGCGCAGCAGAAGCACGACCTCGAAATGGACAAGGCGCGGCTCGAGGCGCAGCTCATGGTCCACAAGCACATCCTCGACACGAATTTTACGGAGCAAAAACACACCGCCGACTTGGCAATCAAGCAGCAGGACGCTAAAGCTAGAGCAGCCGACATGAAGGCGCGCAGCCAGGAGCGCCGCGCAGCGGCCCGAGCGAAACCGAAGGGGAAATCCGATGGCGGGAGGTAGCTCACCCACAGGCGGCGGCGGCATGAAGCAGCAGCGTCCGCTCACCGGCGGCATGGCGGGCGGCGACATGGCGGGACCTTGGGGTCCGGCTGGCCCGCGCACCACGCCGATGATGCCGAGCCAACAGAATTTTCAGCAGAACCAAGCGGCGATGCCTTCCGCACAGGCGACCACGCCGATGGCGGGCGGCGGCATCTACAATCCGATGCCGCGTGCCACGCAAGGCCCGGCGAACCCGATGAGCATGCAGGGTCCGGCCATGCCTGCCCGCCTCGATGCCAGCCATTCCGGCGGCACGCACTGGCAGGGCCGCGAAAATCTCTATGGCGGTGGCGGCAACAATTGGCTCAGTCAGCCGCAAGGCTGGCGCGGCAGCAATCCCGGCGTGGTCTCGCCCGAGAAGATGGCGCAACTCCAGAGCCGGGTCGGCAATCTGCAAGGCTTGATGCGCGGCGTACAAGGCGACATCCGTCAAGGCACCCGTAACCCCGAAGCGATGGGCCTGCTGCAAAACCGGATGGGCCGTCTGCAAGACTACAAGCGTTGGATGGGCCAGCACACGGCTGCGAACACACCGGCGGCGGCGCCGGGTCCGGTCGATCCGGTGACGGGGTTGCCGGTTGATCCGAATATGCCCGGGGGTGTAGCGTCCGATTTCAGCGGCGGGCTCACCAATGCCGGAAATCTCGCTTCGCTGCTCGCCGGGTTGGGCTACGTCTGAGGGGTAGATGGAAGATAAATCGCAAGCCAGGATCAACCGAGGTCAGCGCGCCCAGGCGCTGCTCGATGACCCGGTGCTGAACGAGGCTTTCGACGCGCTGCTCGCCGATGCCGACGAACGCGCCGACACCTCCAAGCCGGATGAGATCCAGCTGCGCGAGGAATGCTACCGCGCCAAGCAGGCGATCAAGGCGGTGCGCAAGAAGCTGGCGATCTGGGTCAGCGACGCCGCCATCGAGCGGAAATATCTCGACGAAATCAACCAAAAGAACGCAGCCAAGGCAGGTGAAGATGTGGCTGCTTAGAGCAAATATTCCGTTCGCTGCTGAAGGGACCGATTCCGGCCCATCTCCCGCGCCCACAGAGCCCTCGCCGTCGCAGAGCCCGATGCCGACCGGCGAAGGCATGCCAGCCCAGGTCCGAGGACCTGCTGAGCCGGTCAAACTCGGCGAGATGACCCCGTCCGAAATTGGCCGCATGATGCGCGGCCTGAGGAAGCCGAAGGGTGAGGCCGAAGGCCGAACGTCTACCCCACAACAACCCGCAGCGCCTGACGATGGCAGCGCGGACGAAATCGCCTCGCCCGATGAGGACGAGAGCGGCACCGCCCCGGAGGAAGTCCCTCCGGCTACCGGTGAGACTGACGAGCAAGCCCCTGAAGGCGAAGAGCCTCAGCTACGCGAACCTCCGAGGTCTTGGAGCGCAGAAGCACGCGAAAAGTGGGCGAACCTCGACCCTGAGCTTCAGAGCTATTTGCTCGAGCAGGACAGGACCGCCAGCCAGACGGTGCGTAAGGCTCAGAATGAGGCTGCTCAAATCCGGCAACACGTCGAACAGATCGTGGGGCAGGAGAGGATGCAGCTGGAACAGGTGAGGCAGCAATACGAAGCCGCCTTGCCCGATCTTTATCGGCAGCTGGCCAACAACGACCAGTTCGCCGATATCCAGAGTTTCGATGATGTCGAGAAGCTGGCGAAAGAAGATTGGGCGAGGTACATCGAATACGACGCTCACGTTAAAAAGCTCGGCATCGTGCAGGCGCAGCTGCAACAAGCGCAGCAACGTCAGATGCAGGAATACGGGCACAACTGGGCGCGTTGGTCGACACAAGAGGATCAGAAATTCGCCGACCTCAATCCCGACATGCGGGACCCGGCCAAGGCGAAAATCGTCCACGAAACGGGCGCCAAGACGCTGACCGATGTCGGCTTCTCGCCGCACGAGATCAACGCGCTGTGGAACGGTCAAGCATCACTCAGCATGCGCGACCACAGGGTGCAGGCCCTGTTCCACGATGCGATCAAGTTCCGAGCGTCCAAAGGCCAAGTCGAAGCTGCCAAAGCCAGAGACCTTCCAGCAGTCCAGAAGCCTGGAGTCGCCTTCTCGGGTAACCGGGGAGTGCAAGCCCTTCAAACCGCAAAACAGAAACTCAGCGCCACCGGCGACGTGAAAGACGGTGTCGCATTATTGCGAGCGCAACGAGCCGCGAGAGCTGGCCGTGCCCGCTAGGAGAAACCACGATGACTGTCCCAGCAGCAACCCAGACGATTTACTCCACCAAGGGTAATCGTGAGGACCTGACCGATGTGATCTATAACATCGATCCGACTGAAACGCCGTTCATCACCAATATCGATCGCGTCGGCCAAAAAGCGGTGCTGCACGAGTGGCAGACCCAGGCTCTGGCTTCGCCCGATCTCAACAACGCGCAGCTCGAAGGCGACGACGCCACGGCGACCGTGCATACGCCGACCGTGCGGCTTGGCAATTACTGCCAGATCAGCCGCAAGGCAGGCCGCGTGTCCGGCACGCAGCGGTCCGTCGATAGCGCAGGCCGCGAGGACGAGCTTGACTACCAGAAAGTGCTGAAGGGCAAGGAACTGAAGCGCGACATGGAGTCCATCTTGACTGGTGCGAACCAAGCCAAGGCGGCAGGCACCGACGCAGCGACGCCGAGGAAGCTGGCAAGCCTGTTGTCGTGGGTCAAAACCAACACCAACAAGACCGGCACCGATCCGGCAGCTGCCGACGGCACCGGCACCCGCACCGACGGTACGGCCCGGCAATATACCGAGCCGCTGCTGAAGGACGTGCTGTCCAAATGCTGGACCAACGGTGGTGAGCCGAACATGATCATGCTCGGCGGCTTCAATAAGATGCAGATGTCCACCTTCACCGGTCGCGGTCAGCCGATGGAAGAGACCAAGGCGAAGAAGATCGTCAACGCCGTCAACACCTATGAAGGCGATTTCGGCTTGCAGAAAGTCGTGCCGAACCGCTTCCAGCGTCCGCAGGACGTGTGGGTGTTGCAGACCGACATGTGGGCGGTGAGCTACCTCCCCGGTCGGCGCATGGTCTCCGAGGACTTGGCGGTCACTGGCGACAGCGACGCCTTCTTCATCCTGTCGGAGTACAGCCTCGAGGCCCGCAACGAAAAGTCGTCCGGCCTGATCGCTGACTGCACCACGTCGTAAGCCGCGAGACCCGAAGGGTCGAGCGTCTTGCGTCCCTAGCCAAGACGTTCGCCCTTCGGGCTCACGGTTTTGTCGTAACCAGACGTTCGACCTAAGAGGTCTCACATGCCCTTATCTGAAAATCATAATTTGCAGGTCAATCACGTCGGCGGCTCGATGGCAGCTATCGCCTCAGCGGGCGATATCTACGTGCCGGTGCCGTACAAGGGCCGTGTCATTGGCGGCGGCTGCGGTATCAGCGCAGCGGTCACCGGCGCGCCAATCGTCGTCACCGTGTCGAAGGTCAATCCTGCTGGCGTCACTCCCATCGGCACCATCACCATCCCGGTCACCGGCTCGGGCCCCGGCTCGCAATACGGCATGGTGCTGACCGGCAGCGAGGCTGCTTGCAGCGTCGAGGCTTACGAGAGCCTGAAATTCTCCAGCGCAGGCGGCACCGGCGGCGGCGTGGGCAATTTCGTCGCGCATATCCGTGGAGGCTAAGATGATCGCCATGCGCCCTGGCGCAAGCCAGTCACTTGCCACGTCAGCCACTTCGGGAACGATGACCAACGCCACATCCTCCGGTGTCAGCATCGTTCGCGTCATGGTGACCGGCTTTCCGTGTTTCATCCGCTTCTCGTCGGGTGGCTCGGCGGCAGTGGCGACCGACATGCAGATCGCCGTCAACGTGCCGGAATATTTCAACGTCGGCGCCGGTGCGGTGAAGCTGTCGGCGATCTCGCCAGCCGGAGCTGGCATTTTGACGATGACCGAGATGTCGTGATGCCGAAGTTCGTTCACACCGAGAACGACATCACGACCACTTACCATGTAGACGACAACGGCAGGACGCTGCTCGCCATCACGCAGGAGCAAGACTGCGAGGCGGTGATCGATGCCAACAAGCGGATGCAGAACGGTGAGAAGCAAGTCGGCCCGTGGCGGCTCACCGCGCAGATCCCGCCGATCTTTATTCTGATGTGGCTGAATGAGGAGTGGGCGCGCGGCAATATCGGGCTCAAGTTTGCCGACCAGGAGTTCGACCAGATCATCTTCAAGAAGCTGCGCGATCCAGACTACAAGTGGCTGAGGGCGAACTAGATGCCGATCACCGACAATCAGTCACTGCAAGCCGCCGTGATCAAATGGATGGCCCGCGACGACATCACGCCGGACGTGCAGGACTGCGTGCAGCTGGCCGAGACCTATTTCAACCGGCGCCTGCGCGTGCGGCAGATGGAGAACGTGATCACGCTCAGGCCGACCGATGGCTCCATCACGATGCCGGATAATTATCTGGCGTGGCGGCGGCTGACATGGCTCGGCGAGCCGGAGCGCGATCTTGAGTTTGTCGTGCCGTCGATCCTGACGCGGCACTACCCGACGCTTGCTGCGGGCATTCCCTTAGAGTTCACCATCGAAGGGCGGTGGCTCAATTTCCGCCCGGTCGATGCCGGTGAGCTGGAATTTAATTACTACGCCAAGCCGATTCCTCTTCTGGCGCCGGACGACACCAACTGGCTGCTGTTGGAAT